AGAATTCTCTATCTGTGATAAGCATATCACGGAAAGCTCTTTCTTCTAACTCATCCATTTTAAATCTTTCAACATCTACTTTATGTTGATGTGTAGCCCATTGCTCTATCATTGAACGGTAATCTTTCTTAAAGAACTGTTCAATTTCTGGTAATGACTTTAATTGTTCTGGAGCTAATTGTTGTTGAGCTTCTGGTGATTGGGGATCTAAACCTTGTTCTAATAGAGCAGCAGTAATTTTAACTTGAGAATCAGCAAGAAGAGTGTCTTCTACCATCTGTCTTTTTTGCTCAAGCATTTCATTGTATGAAAACTCATCAGAAGATCTATATGTTAACTTAGTTGATCTCTTTGCAAATTCAGCTACAAGAACATTGATAACATTTGGAATAATAGGATAAAACTTAAGCTCTAAAGCTGAAGCATCTTCTTTAGTTAGAAGTTCAACAATATCTCTATACTCATTGTTCTCTTCAACTATATAATCTGATCTATCAATAATACCTTTAGCAAGCTTATAATTTTTCATTAGCCTGCGGGCATTTCTACGGATTTGTTTTAATCCTTGCCACTCAATCCAGTCCAAGTTCCAAGCAGCCCATTCCTGAGTTTTTTCCTTTTTAGGAATAAATTGTAAAGGTTGAGTTATAGTACCAATCTTTTGGTAGTCTGCCTTAGCACCATTTTTTATCTGAAGAGCATTTAATACCTGCATATCTATTACTTAATATTTCTAAATGGAGATCGTCTAAGAGACATTCCACCAGTTGAACCACTACCGCCCATATGACGGAACGGGCTCTTATTTAATTTAAACAAATTATTTGACTTCTGCAAGTTTTTAGAAGCGTCATCCATTATAACTCTCTTAGAATAACCTCTATTAGCTTGCTGTATTCTCATGAATGCAACTATAGCAGCAAAAGATACAAGTCTATCCACGTTGACACCATCTGCATATTCTTGCATTTCTTTAAGAAGCATAGGATCTGGTATACGTTCTATGCCGTATTTTGTACGTACAACTGTACCATCTGTTTTAGTTTCCACATCAAGTTCTTCTTTACAGTACTCAATAGTATAACTTAATAGATGGGCCTTAAATAATGTACCAGTATTCTTCCATCCATACTCCTGAAATACGTTAGCATTTGCGCCTAGATCTTTTAAGAACATAATTTGACTCTTAGGTACAAGATACTTTTGTTTCTTTCTTGATATCATATACTGGATAAATAATGAGATGTTATTCTCAATTACTGTCCAAGCATTATACCATTCTATTATTAGCTCTAATCTCTGGTGAGTTTTATTGATATCATCAAACCTACCACACCATGCAGCTACAATTTTATCTGGTTCTATGTATGTTTCTGTTTCTCCCATGGTTACTTTAGTAACTTCTACTGGAGCTTTCATAATATAAATAGAACAGAGTGATTCTGATGTTGTTGTTTTACCCTCTGATACGGGGTCAATAGATGCATAGTATTGTCCAAAGGTTGGATCTTTTATTGGTCTTTCCCATACAACAAGTACTCCTGTTTTATCTTCTAATTTCTTAGGAACTGGAAATTCTCTAATTGGTAATTTTTCTGTACTTCTTACAGCAGGTTTACCATTCTCATCTGAATAGATGTCTAAGTATTCATATGCATATTCTTTCTCTTCAATTCTTCTTTGCTGTGCAGCAACTAAGTGTGTAGGAAATAATGATACAGATCTATGTGCAAATGCTTCTTTAATATTTCTAGGGTGCTGAGAAATCCTTAACTGATAATCTTCTGGATTAAGTTCTTTCTTCCATTGCTCAAATTGTTTATCTAAAGCTATAAGAGCTTCTTCTACAAGAGAGTTACCAAAGTCATCAATATAAGGAGGCATTGACCATTGCTCAGGAATAAATAATCCTGACATACCAATGGTACCTTTTTCATCAATTAGATTAGTCTCAACTGCATAAATATCTTTTGAAAGTGGATTCAAGATCATATCTCTCAATGGTTCACACTGAGATAAATCACCCACAGATCCTGCTGCAATAAACATACCTGTAGTAACCATACCTGATCTCATGGCTGGGCGCATATACTCATATGTTTGATCCATCTTTGGAGCAATACCTGCCTCCTCATGGAAGAAGTATTTCACCGGACCCCCTACACCATTTGTTGGATCTTTCTCAAATGACATACCTTGAATGGTACCTTTGAGACCAACTTCTGTTTTTCTATCTCCTTTTCTGACTTCAATTTTTTGTTGCCACATCATAACCTTGTCTGGTGACATAGGTCTATACCATGCAGTATGCTCATTTAAGAAGGCTGCGTATTCCTGTAAAAATTTCCAGGAACCTTTCTCATTAATGTAATCTTTAAGTGATGCACCAATCTTAAGAGTAACCCCCGCTTCAAACCATTGCTGATTTATAAGTTTACCCATATGATAATAAGAAGATGCAATCTGACGTTTCTTTAGAATACCTACATGCTTATAGTTTAATTCAGCTAGTAGTTCATATAGAGCCATATGATACTGTGCATCTCGTATCTTAGCAAATCCAAACTTTTGTAATTCCTTATCAAAGATTGGTAAGAAGTTTAACCACATATAATATTCTCTTGCAAGAAACCATGCGTTAGTACCCTCTTTTACAATTATACCTTTTCTACATTTTTGCTTCTGGTCATCCCAATAATTTATAAAGTCCTTAGATTTGAAGGGGGCTGTGCAATATACACCGTCTCTTCTAAACTTGTCTGACTCTGATATAAATATTTTATTAGTAGTGTCGTTGAAGCCGTACTTACCAGGTTCTTTGAAAACTCCAAATATGAAGTTGCTGAAGTCCTCTCTGGAATCAAAACTTGTGGTTGTCCATTGTCCATTGTCATAGGTTGGGATATCTTGATAAATTTCACTCATAATTATTGGTCATATGCCATTCCAATTCCACCTCTTACTTTACTAGATTGTTCATCTTGGAGATCTTTATATACTCCTTTAAATGATGCTCTAATCTGGTCAAAGTTTTTTGCTGCTGCTACAAGAGAGTTAATGTTTCCATCTCTACCTGCAGTAATAGTTGTAGTCTCCATATATCTAGCTAATCTATCTAACATAGATGCCATTCCTTTATATGCTCTAGATGTAGGAGTTTCATACATTCTTTGGCAGAATAATAAAGCCGTATGTATATCATCATCCTCTGTAGAGAATTCTGCTCCTATCTCTTTTAATATGATATGTTCTTTATCAATCTCTGGAGTATGAAAAAAAGGATTCATATCTGGATTGGGACATGTCATATAGAACAAATAAAGATATACTTTAAGATAATCTTCTGGATAATTATCCATGACATCTTTAAGTGCTTTAAGGGTATAACAATGTTCAGTAGGAATTACCTTACCATTCTGAACATCAAATAATCTTACAATCATTTCTTTTTAATTAAGTGTGGATGATCTTTCATAAAATTAATTATTGCAATAACCTCATCATATAAATATGGCATAGGCATTGGAATAACTTCCTTTACAATAGGTTCACCATTAGCATCTAATTTAGCAACAGGATATCCATACTGATCTTCACCATCTGTTTCAAAAGTAATATGATGAATAAATATCTTACCCGGTTGTAATTTAGGATTATGTTTTAATATAATATACATATAAACACTGAGCTGTAAAGCATAGTGATTAAAGTTGCAGTCATCTAAATGTTGTACTGGATCAAGTAATTTTTCTGATATACCTTCCCAATTCTTAAAAGATTCTGTCTTAATCTCTTTATTAGTTTTGTAGTCAATGATATTAACTCTACCATTGACTACTTCAACTAAATCTGATTGGCCACACAAGCCTGCTGACTTGAGATATACCATATGTTCAGGATACACGCCTGGATCTAACTTTTGTGAAGGTGCAATCTTTAAACCATTAGGTTCTTCAAATGGTTTAAATACTGGAACAGTAATACCTTCTCTCTCAATAGATGCTAATGAGCATAAATCAGCTTCTCTTTGGTTATGATAAAATGTACCAAGTGTAGTAGCTCTGTTAGCTTCATTGTCCCATATCTGTACAATAGTTTTAGGATCAATACCATACCATTTTGATCTCTTGCTTTTAGTTACTCTTTCTGCTACTTTCTTTGCATCAAAAGGTTTCTTTAAACTTGAAATCAATGTTGTTACACTAGTCCATTTGATCTGATCATTTGGATCTACACTAACATAACTGTGATCATCTGCGTTAAATACTATGCTCATTTTTTAATTGTTCTATTGCAAGAATTGCAATGTTAAAGTTATCTATATCTTCAGATCTCAACATATTAATTAAATTAATACCTATATCAGAATCAATCTTTTTGTTTTCCATCATCCATTGTACATATCCTACTGTATTTTCTACAACTAATTGATGTTGAAGTATGCTTGCACCATGCATACCTGTATATAATTTAATTTGTCTTCCTTGTGATGCCATCCCGTCAGTCATCAAGGATTCTAATTCTGGCCAATCAAGCATTTTCTATAATTGAATGAGCTAATGTTCTAGATCCTTCATCTTCTGACATAAGCATCTTTCTAATATTAGCTACTTCTTCTTTATCAAACTTACCTTCAAGACCAAGTATCTTTAGTCTTAGTAATTTTTCATTAAGTTCTAACTTATCTAATCTTGCATAAAGATCTGCATACGGATCTCTAATGGTATTGTTAGCTGTAGTTATTTGACTCCATAAACCATTTCCGGAAGATGGTAGTACAGTTGTTAATGGATCATATTTTTCTATATCTATATATCCACCATACATATTATTTTCTGGTTCCATAATACTAATCTTTAAGATTATCTAATTTATCTTCTTCTTCTTCTGTAGCAATTGCTTGCCATTTACCAAGAGGACATTCTGATGAAAGAGATCTAGTTTTAAAAGTTAATGAGCATCCACATTCATTACAACATGGTGCTGTACCTTTTACTGCACATTTTTTTCCTTTACTTGGGCATTCATCACAGACATCAAATCTCATGCGGGCAACATCTTCTACAAACTCATCTCTAATGACTGAGTTCTTAATCCCTTCAATAATTTTAGTCTTGTTCTCCCAAATTGCTCTGAGTGCTGCTTTCATTTTTGGTTTTTTTAAAATGGTTTTTTGAATCTTCTTCTGTACAAATCTTTTTTTCAATTTCTATTAGAGCACTTAATTTAGTTTCTATCATCTTTTTATGAAAATAGGCATTATAAGTTGAAGTGTCATGTGCATCTAAAACTTTAGAGTATCTAGTTATTGCATTTCTAACTGATACAGGTTTAATAACAAAATGACCTAAACCTTCTACATTTATTCTTGGTACCTCTAAATTTGATAACTTTACTCTTAATACTTTGTAATAAAATTGAATCAAATCCTCTACTAAATCTTCACTTACAAGTAATTCTTCTGCAAGTGGTTTATATAATTTACTAGGTTTTTTAGGATTCATTTGCAAAGAATTTATAATCTAATAAGATA